CTTTGCCACCAGACTTCCCTAACATTACGCAAGCTGCTGGTTTAGTATCTGTTTGCATGGGAGCATTGACAGGTTGCTTTGGTATCTGGATGAATAAGGAAGCCAAGACAGATAGGAGTGGGCAATGATTGGAATACTTCAAAGCGTTGCAGGTTTGGCAACAACAATTATAGATTCAAAAGCTAAAGTAAAAGCTGCTGAAGCTGAGACAAAGATGAAGCTAGCTACTGGTGAAATTAGTTGGGAGCAAGCTGCTATCGAGGCTAGTAAAGATAGCTGGAAAGATGAGTTGTGGACTATTGTTTTTGTTTTGATACTTTGCGCCAACTTCATACCTGCATTACAAGAGCCTATGAAGCAGGGCTTTGAGAATCTTAAGCAATGCCCAGCGTGGGTATCTTGGGGAATGTATGCTTCAATAGCGGCCAGTTTTGGAATCCGAACAATGAGAGGTTTTGGAAAATGACATACAAGTTAAGCAATAGGTCTTTAGAAAGATTAGAGGGCGTCGATGATAAATTAATAGCATTAGCTAAGTATGCTATAGGAATAACTAAGGTTGATTTTGGGATACCACATTTAGGTGGACTAAGAACAATGGAGCAACAGCGTGAGTTAGTTAATAAAGGTGCTAGTCAGACTATGAAGTCTAAGCATCTTGAAGGTATTGCAATAGATACTGTTGCTTACATTGGGCCAAGAATATCTTGGGAATTAAATCTGTATGATGATATTGCTGATGCCATAAAGCAATCAGCTAATGATCTTGGGATTAAAATTCGTTGGGGTGCAGCTTGGCATATAGATTCTATTGGTGATTATGAAGGTACAATGGAAGATGCAATGAATGAGTACATCGATCTTCGAAGGTCGCAAGGTAAGAGACCTTTCATCGATGCACCACATTATGAGTTAAGCGGTTAGAACACCTAGTAAAACTTCTTTTGCTGTATCCATAGCTTTCAAGTCTTTTTTCGTGAATCCAGATGATCCTTCACATTCATCTTCTTGTCCGTAAACTCCTAGTTCCCATTCATGAATTGCATCGAGTAACATTTCTATTTCTCTTTTAGTAAGCTTTATAGTTTTCATTGGTCACTCCATCTTGATTTATATTTCTGAACACTGCTTACGCTAACGCCAACTATCTTTGCAGTTGAAGAAGCACACCATCCTCTAGCTAAGAAATATTCTATGTCAGAGATCTCTTTCTTGGTTAGCTTTGAGTTGCGCCATCCATCGCCTTTAGTTATTGGCGGTGGCTTGCTTGGTGCTGGTGGATTTTGTTTCATGTGAGGGTCAATGTGGGATTGTTTTCTGCCATTGAGTGAGAAGCGTTTTGAAAATCTGTTGTTAATTTTTTTTGCTTCTTCAGCCATTTTTTTTCCGAGCTGTTCTTCTGTCATTGTATCTTCCTAAAAAAAGCCAGCCCCGAAAGGCTGGCAAGTTAAGCAGAGGTTATAGTCTCAAAACAGGCAGTGTTTTTCCTCTGCGGAGAACGTTCCTAAAACGGTATGTCTTTGTTACCGCTCTTTTGTTCTGTTACTTCAAGTGATAGATATGGCGCACCGTCCTTTTCTTTTTGCCAAGCTGCTAGTCTTTGCTTGTCACCAAGTGGGCCTGAGAATTTAGGCGCACCCTCTTTTGGATTATCGTTAAGGAATAATCTACCGAGTTTGCCGTAAACATCAATAGCTGTTTTGCCATCTCTGGTTTCGTTTGTAATTAATGCAATCTGATGATCTTTGTAATCGATTTGTAGCTTGCCTTGCAAAAATAATTTTTGCTCAGGATAAGGTGTGAAAGCTGCACCTCGATTGTTGTTGTCGTATTGTTCAGCCATTATTTAATATCCTTCCATATGTTGGTTACTGGGCTATCAGACTTATTGTCGCTCGCGCTGCGCTTTGGTGGCGCGCTCGCTAAGTTGCCATCATCATCTTCAGTTGGAAGATTAAGCAATGACAATATACCGTAGCGTCTGGCGTATGTGATTGCACCGCCAAGTGCTTGCATATCTTTCTTATGCAATACGATTGGTATGTCAGTGCTTAGTACCAAGTTCCTATCGTCTTGATGTATGATCGATGTTTGGACAAACATACCATGCTCATTGCCGAATGTTCGATGTGTAAGAATAAATCCTGCATCATCTAAGGGGCTAGTTACTGCCTCTATTACATTATCTAGTGTAGCATAGTGGTTTCCAAAGTGAGGGTTCTTACCGTCACGTTTGATAGGCTGTATCTTTTTACGAACCTCTCTTAGTAATGTGATAACATTAACTGGTGTATCAGGAAATGCTTTTGCCATTGTGTTCTCCTTTTGGCTGTTTAGTTTCTTTTAGTTATTCTCAGGTGTCCGCGCCTGTCGCGTTTTACCGTGAGGTAATCACAGTAAACCTCTCTCTCATTACTTCCGACCATGTTCTTAAGGTCTTTCTTCGCGTTCTCAAATGTTTTATTAGTTTCAAGTCCATTGATGTAGGTGACTGCTGCATCAACGAACATGTTATCAGAAGTCGCATCTCTCTTGACCATTTCATCGACTTCAATGCTGTCCGTAGAGACATGTGGTATGTCGATACCGACTGGTTCTTCGTCACGTTGAACGTAACCCCAGAAGTCTGATACCACTGCCCACATAGAACTGAAATACTCTTGGTCGAACGCAACATGCCGTGTACTCCAATCACTGTTACCAAAAATTACTGAAAGATAAGCCCCTTTCGCTTGGGCAAGCGCGGCATACAACTGGATTTGAGGCATGTAATACTCAACCACATCATCCATTTTCCAGAAAGTATTTGTATGTTTGGCTTCAACAACAGATGATTTAGCCCACCAGAACGCATCGATAGTACCGCGCACTGGCACGTTGCCAATGTCTTTCTCATATTCTCTTTGATGATCTGACAGTATGCAACCTTTGTGTTCTTTTTCGAACCAGCTTAGATTGAAGTCTTCAGTTATTGTACCTAACTGTACGGCTAGGTTGTGAGTCAAGTCTTCTGGTAGTTCTCTACCAGTTTTGATTTGCCATAGGTCGAGCCAGTTACCTTGCATTATTTTTACGCAGTCACTGCCGCCAATAAATCCTTTACGATTCATCGAGTTCTCCTTTGTTTATAACAACTTACTTACTGCACATAGGCAGTATTGTCAATAGTTGTCACCTAAATAATTTTTGAAATCTTGTTCCGTGATGTCAGTATTGTCGAGCAAGCGTTGCTTACCTCTGCCTCGAAGATGATGTTCACCTACTGATTGGCCCCGTTTGATTTGGTTAGCAATCATTTGGTCAGAGGTAGGCAGCTTGTTGTAAAATACTTTCTTCATGTCACGCGCTACATCTTTATTACTTAATGCAGCTTGAACTTTGTTCATCCAATCATCAGTCATCTAACTTGCCAGATTTGTAATAGTAAGTAATGTACTTATCATTTTCCATGCGTCTGTAAGATTCTATTGGAAAGCCTTCTTGTTTAAGGTCATAGATTCTAGCGGCTAATCGCATCGACTTGATCCATCGAAGTGCATCGAGTGCAGATATGTGCGAGCCTCTATTTAATATTTCTTTCAGTTGTTTTGTTTGAGATTCCATTGTTGTTCTCCATTAGTTGTTGGAATGTATCGCCATCCATGATGACTAGTGTTTGCGGAGTTCCCCTCCGTCTTTTATAAAATGCTATGTCTCGTCCTTCGAGGACTGAGAACGGGTTGGGAAATTTCGATTTATCTCTGTATTTAACTTCTCCCACAAGTTCAGTGTCGTTGATTTGGAGTTTAATGTCTCCAGAATATTCTCCTCCCAGACTTCCAGAGAGGGGTTGTCTTTTGGCTTTGATGCCGATGATTTTGTTGAGCCATTCGACGAACCATTTTTCATGATAGGTTCCCTTTGATTTGTTTCTGTTTGGCATAATTTTTTTAGCTCTCTTTCATAACAATTAATGCAGTAAAAATTGCATGGTTCTGTTGAGCCTTTTGGATTGTTCTTAAGTATTGCAACGAAGTTGTATGCTTTTTGTTTACAAGTTAAGCAGTAAATAGATTGTCGTTTCAATATCTATAGACTCTTTTTCGTGTGACAGTAGGATGTCCTTTGCGTTCTAAATATTTATCACGTTTGATTTTTTCATCAACGGCCTTGAAGATCTTCAAAGCGGTCTCATACCTTAGTTCTGTTGCATTATTTATTGTACGATAATAAGTGCTGGTCGGTATATCTGCTACCCGAAATGCTTCTTTGAGTTCTACATTTCGGGAAGCAGCATATTCTGTTATAGTATCAAGATAACTTTTCATGCTGCGAATATGCAGCAATCATTAATTAAGTGTCAAGATCTATTTCTCCGTGTCCATCACATTCCTCACATGTGACTAGTTTGTCATCGAAGAAACCACCATTGACGTAATCTACAACAGGTACATCAATGTAGTATTCACCAAGACCATCACAGTTTTCACAAGTTACTGCCATCTCCATCTCTGTTTTCCTGCATTTTAATATATACTCTGCTAATAAATGTTTTCAGTCTTTTAACTTCTTCCATACTATAAGAATGTAATGTACCTTTTTTAAGATCTGGATGATGTATTCTTAGATAAAGTTTGGTTGGATGAATGTCTGAATATTCAAGCACCATGTCACGTTCTTTTAGTTTATGTTTATCGTCAAGATAAACTTTATCTATATGTAGTGTTTGAGAAGCACACATTTTGTATGTCATAGTATTACCTCTTGTTCTAGTTTTTGCCATGCTGCTGAGTTTAGTGCATTTTCAACAGCACCTTCACGTTGGAAAGCGGTAATGTGAGGCGATCTACTGTCCTCTGAGGTATGGGTAGACCAATATGTGAGGCAGTTGTACAACGCCCACAAATTGGGCCCTAAATGCTGGCTCTCGTTAGAATAAATACCTAACAACTTTTCTAGCTGCTTCTCATTTGTCTTGGTGATGCCGCGCTGTCTGGTGAAAGCTTTAGCGACTGTAGCTTTGAAGAATGATTCAACATCTTCTTGTTCTACCTTGGTGCGCGTCCAAGTGGCCCATCGATCACGATTGCTGATGAATGTTTCTAAACCCAACTTAATTTTGTTGGCACTACCTTCAATATTTATTGACGTAGTATGTTTGTATTTAGAAGTTGCAATAGCTAAACCAGATACCATACCGTTTTTGCATAGTAGTCTGTAACCTTTACTTTTCTGTAAGAAACTCCAAGACGCATCGTAACTGTTCATGAAGTCAACTCTGAAGTTTACAATATCACCAACTTCTGCTGAGTATTTGTTTTCGATATACAAGTCTCGGAAATGTACAGTACCGCGCATTTTAGCACCGTTGTCATACACTTCTGGTATTACCTCATAATCTTTAGATACATCAGATTGAATTACAGCATCTTCGATTGAGTTAACTACATCGTCGTGTAGCACTGGTTTGTATGCTCGACCATGTACACCTAGTACCTCATTGGTATCTGTGCGTATGATCTGCTGACTGTTTGGTAATAACTCACCAGTTACAGCGTTGGGCGTTTGAAAAACTTCGATTGGAAAGTTCCAAGGTTTTTCTTCAGGTAATGCGTCAAACATTTTGTTCTCCTTTTGCATGACAGATTGCGTAACAGCCATCGTATTTTCCATTGGCTTGCCAGACATGAAGATTTTCTATCCTCTTGCCGTCAAGATCTTTCCAAGCGTCTAGTATGGCTGCTTTTTTTGTTTTGTGCTTGGTTGAGATTACTATGATCGATGACGGTACTTCTTTTCTGTACCACCAGTTACTTTTCTTTTTGAATACTTTGCCTATTTTCATTTAATTATCTCCATCGATGTGTTTCATTACATCGTATAGTGCATTGATTAATGAGTTTGGTGACTCATTGTAATAAACAATAAACCAATCGTCATCAGTACCTTGAGGCATGACAGCTACTTCCATAGTTGTTAAAGGTTCACCGTGGTTATCTTTGCCATGTACATGTTGTGCAATCGATACGATTCGGTTGTTGTACATTAAAGTTACATTGTTAAATGAATTGTGTTTCATTTTATTTTCCAAAATGTCTTTGGGTAAATTTGACGGACGCATGCTTTGTTCTCCTTACATTTGCATTAATCTCACCGTAGTAGTCCATGCTATCGGTAGGCCGCGAGCCGTTAGGCGAGCGGTTACGCACCACGGTAGTGGTGATTTGGAAGGTTTGGAAACCTTATGAAAGGTTTCCATTGCACGGTGTAAGCCGTGCGGTTTTGGTCAAGCTTTTTTAAAAGCTTGTGGCC